CTACAAACAGCAACCTCTTTATATGGTACAAAACTACGCAAAGTAACTTGTAGATCAGAAAAAGATAGAAGAAATAAGATTCAAGATCTAGGTATAGATCGTATATTTGAAAACATAACCCCTTATCAACAATTCTTAATTGATTCATACTGGAATAAAAACGAAGAGGATGGTTTTGATAAATTCCCTCTCAAGAATTGGTTTTTTGATATCGAGGTATATTCTCCAGATGAATTTCCAACTCCAGATGAAGCTAAGTTTCCTATTAATATTATTACTGTTTACGATACTTTAGAAAAAATGTATTACTCCTGGGGTTTAGGAGAATATAAGCCTGATATAAAAAATATAAATTATGTAAATTGTAAAACTGAGAAAGATTTATTATGGAAGTTTTTAGAATTTTATCGTAAAGACCCACCCGATATTTTATCGGGTTGGAATAGTGAAACATTTGACATTCCTTATATTATCAATCGACTTGACAATCTTTTTGGAGAAGATGTAAGAGATATGATCTCTCCTATGAATGAAGAGTTAAAGCGACCAGTATATGCTAGACAATTCAGAGGGTCTTTCGGTAAAGAGCAAACTAAATACGTCGTTGAGGGGGTTAGTATGCTCGATTATCTTGATATATATAAAACGTTCTCAATGGGTCAACGAGATAGTTATAAGCTAGATTCTATTGGGGAGTATGAAGGTATTGGTCGTAAAGTGGATACTAAAAATACTAACCTTGCTACCCTCGCTAAAAAAGATTGGAAAACTTTTGTAGATTATAATATTCAAGACGTTACCCTACTTAAAAAGCTTGATGAGAAATTACAGTTTCTTGATCTTGTAAGAATGCTTTCTTATATTGGTCTTACACCTTTTAATGCTGCTCTAGGAACAATTAGTACAGTTAACGGTCGCGCTATTATTCAAGCTCGCAAAGGAGATAATCCTAAAGTAATACCCACATTTCTTAAAGACGCTTCGAGAACTGAAAAATATGAAGGGGCATACGTAAGTGAACCTCAGCGGGGGTTTCAAGATAATATTATTTCATTTGATGCAAATTCCCTATATCCTTCAACTATGATAACACTCAACTTAAGTCCTGAAACGAAGTTTGGTGGTATAACTATGGTTGACGATAAACACATACATGTACGATCTGTAAATAATGAAAACTTCAAGTTCACTAAGCCTAATTTTCTTAAGTGGGTTAAGAAAAATAAAATTGCAGTTACAAAGGCTAAAAAATTATTCTTTCAGGAACCTAAAGGTATATTCCCTTCTATATCAGAACATTTCTACCAAATAAGAAGAGAAAAAAAAGATCTAATGATCAGTCTTAAAAAAGAACTTACTGATCTAAAAAATAAAGTTGAGGATATCACTAATTCTGATGAAAAACAAAAAACTCTACAGCGTATATCAGAATTACCTAACAAAATTAATCAAGCAAAAATATATCAGCTTACTCTTAAAATTTTAATTAACCGCATTTACGGTTATTTCGGTAATAAACATTCCCAAATGGGAGACGGAGATATTGCTAGATCTATTACCCTGACAGGTCAGGAGGTTATTAAACAAAGTAACATTATTCTTAGAAATTATATTAAAGAAAATACTAATTTAACAGATGAAGATCTTAAAGCTAATGACCCTGTATTATATAATGATACTGATTCATGCTATGTAACTATTTCTCCTCTTTTAGAATACAAAAAGCTACCTCTTTACTAAGAGAAATATTCACCTGCAACTAACAATATAGTTGTAAAAAAAGAAGTATATGATTTAGTACAAAATATTGAAGATTATCTTAATACTCATATTGAAAAATGGGCTAGAGAGTCCCTTAATACTATTGATCCAAGGTTTGTTTTTAAGAGGGAATCTATATGTGATAAGGGCCTATTTTTGCAGAAAAAACGCTATGTTTTACATAAGCTAGATGATGAGGGAGATCCCTGTAACACCTTTAAATATACAGGGGTTGAAGTAGTACGTACTACTATGCCAGAGCCTATAAAACCACATGTAAAAGGAATCATTGAAAACATGGTTATGAACAGAAATGAATCTGATACAAATAGCATGTTAGATAAATTATACAAATTATTTAGCGATTTGCCTATAGAAGATGTTGCATTTGTTATGGGTATAAAAGACTATGATAAGTATGCAATTAATTCTAATAGCTATACGATAGGAAAAGGTACTCCTATACATGTTAAGTCATCTATATATTATAATAATCTTATAGATGAATATGGATTACAGGGTAAGCACGAGAAAATCGGCTCAGGAGATAAAGTGAGATACTTTTACGTACAGCAACCTAACAAATACGGTTGTAATAGCCTAGCTTTTAAATATAATTTACCAGACGAATTTAAGAATCTATTTCTAGTTGATTACGAAAAGATGTTTGAAAAAATTATTTTTCAGGTAATCGAAAGGCTATATGAATCTGTTAAATGGCGACCATACAAGCCTGGGGAAGCTTATCAAACAGATTTATTTGATTTTTTTAATATATCCCGTTGATATTTATTTATATTAATATAATATTACATTATGTACGATGATTATGAATTAGTAGTCTTTAACGACGGAATTGGTAGAACTTGTTTTGGTGAAGTTCTTTCGCGAAATGATAACTTAATTAATATTAAAAACCCTGCAACAATTATGGTATCACCTAATGAGGCAAACCAAATGAAAGTAGATGTTATCCCATTATTTTTTGCAGAATTTATTGAAGAAAAGGAAGGAGAAAGACAGTCTATTTTTACATTTAATACTAATAATATTACTCTTATTGATGTTAATATTACTGACAGAATTAAAGAGCATTACTTTACTAAAATTAATGTAAAACCAGTACAGGGAGCTGAACCAGAAATTCCCGAAGTTAAATTATTTGAAGATTAATATGGATATTAATAAACTTGCCGATAAGGCTTTTTCGAGTCTACAAAAGTTAAATGCTAACGCAACAGTACTTGAAGATAATACTTTGAGTAATGTAACTGATTGGATTGATACGGGGTGTTTAGTACTTAACACTATCCTTTCAGGTTCTTTATATGGTGGAGTACCCAAAGGTAGGATCACTATTTTCGCAGGAGAATCTGGATGCGGTAAGACATTTATTTTAAATAAAATTCTTGCTAATGCCCAGAAAAAAGGTCTCATTCCAATTATTTTTGATACTGAAGTTGCAGTGGATAAAATGAGCGCAGAAGGGGTTGGCTTGGATAGTAGTAACGTCAAATATGTTCCGGTAGATACTGTTGAGTCTTGTCGTAATCAAATTATGACTTTTCTTGATAGTGTAGAAAAAGAACCCGAATTACACGGTAAGTTTATTATTTCTATTGATTCATTAGGTAATCTCGCGTCAGAAAAAGAAATTAATGACGCTGGATCTGGTAAGGGTGCAATGGACATGGGGTTACGGGCAAAGCAACTCAAATCTATGATGCGTATGGTTACTTATAAAGCTGCTGTAACCGGTACAACTATCATTGCTAGTAACCACACATATGCAGATCCTGCAGCATTGCATCCTACCTTAGTTAAGCAGCAAGCTGGAGGTTCAGGGCCGATTTATATGGCTTCAATTCTTGTACAAATGGCGGCTAAGAAAGAAAAAACTGATAGTAGTAATGAAAAAGATGTCGCTCTTACTGAATCAAGAAATTATAGCGGGGTAACATTGAGGATGTTAACTGTAAAGAATAGGTTTGTACCAGCATTTTTACAGTGTGAAGCTTATCTTAATTTCAAAACAGGTTTAGATAAGTATTCTGGTCTTAAAGATATTGCTGTAGCTCACGATATAGTACAACAATCTGGATCAACTTTTGCGATTGGAGATCGCAAGTTAGGCTATTATAAAAACTGGCGTAAAGATGAAACTCTGTGGGAAGAAATTCTCGTAAAACTTGAAGAATCCATAAAAGATAAGTATCGATATGGTAAAGAGTTGAACGAACCCGCTATTAATGATATAATAGACGAAGATGAGTAAAGCAGTAGTTCCAGTAAGCGGTGGAATTGATAGTAGTGTATTATTTGCGTATGCGAAAACTAAACATACGCAAGTATTTCCTATCACTTTCGATTACAGTCAAAGACATTCTAAAGAACTTACGTATGCAGAGATGCAAACCGGAGATAGTTATAAAAAAATACCTCTTTCTTTTTTTAGAGATATAGCAAACACGTCTTCTCTGACAAATGATAATATAGATGTTGCTAAAACAAGAGACGTATTAGGAGATGCTCAGACTGTAAATTATGTTCCTTTTCGTAATCAAATGTTACTTTCTATTGCTTGTGCTTATGCAGAATCAGTTGGAGCTGATATTGTATATCATGGAGCAGCATTAATTGATAGTCAAGCAGGCTATTGGGATGGTAGTGCAGAATTTCTTGTTAGCATTAATAATCTTATTGCTCTCAATAGGAAGCATAAAATTGTTATAGATGCTCCTCTAATTTATAAAACTAAGGCAGAAATTATTCTCATGGGTAAAGAACTAGGGGTAGATTTTGTCCGAACTTGGACTTGCTATGAGGGTAGAAATATTGCATGTGGATACTGTACTTCATGTAGTTCCCGTATCAAAGGATTTCTTGATGCAGGCTTGAAAGATCCATTGCAATATGAAAGAAATGATATACCATGGAATGAATAATTATGTGCGGTATAATAGGCTCTCCTCATAAAGACGCGTTTGATTACTTGTTTGATCAAAATAAAGAACGAGGCAATTTCGCTTACGGTGTAATAAAATTTTGCATCAATAATAATGTTAAAGTTATAAAAGAAAATGACTTTAATAAAAAAATAGATTTTGAAGAAGATATAGTTTTTTATCTTGGTCACCTTCAATCCCCTACCTCTACTCAAAGAGAATTTACTAAAGATACCACACACCCTTTTGAGTACAAAGGTATGTATTTAGCGCATAATGGAGTGTTAAGTAACTTTGAACATCTTAAACAAAAATACGGTAAGTATACAGGGGATACAGTAAATGAAGTAGATAGTAGTATAATACTGCCTATGGTTGACAAAATAGGTTTAAAGTGTACTCTCGAAGAAA